TTCGTAAAAGTAAAGCTTTATTTTAATTTATTTTTGAATATTTTTCAAGAAAAGAAATAGCTTCATACACACTATCTATAGCGCCGTCGAAGGAATAATCAGCAGAATCAATCAATCCATTCACATCATTTTCTGGTAATAAATTACGCAATTCAAGCAAACGGGCGTTGATAGATTTTAATTCATTGATAACTGATGCGGTCATAATATACACTCCAAAATAATTAACAAGGGTTTAACTTCATTAAGATCTATTATACTCTTTTTTTACCAAAAGTAAAGCTTTATTTTTAATTATTTTAAAATAAATTTACTGGACTTTGTGTTTCAAAAAGTGGTTAATATCAGAGTAATACTTAATATCTTCTCTGTCACGAGTACCGGCTTGGTAAGTATCGGCATACTTTAGTCTTTGCTCAGCGTTTGCTTGGCGTTCAATATAATGTTCTTTACCATAAAACCCGTAGGCGACTTGTAGTAAAGTGTAGGAAATATCTTCTGATACAGAATAGGTATCTTCGACCAATTTTCTAATCGCTTTATGGTCAGAGTTGAATTGGTTTTTGATAACTTCTTCAGTCGCTTTTTCTTTGAACTCAGCGGTAATTAACGCCACTACTTCAGCCAATTTAATTTTTTCGTTTGACATTTAGGCGCTCCGATTAGATAGAAAATGGGACTGGACTGTAATTTTTGAATAACCCACCAAATGTAACTTCACGACCAGTATTGCTTACAAAGTAGGTTTGATTGGTTTCAGGATCGCGTTGTTCGAACCAGACTGCGTTTCTTGTAACCCAGACTTTTACTTTGGTTTTATTAAATTTTTTCATTTTAGACACTCCAGATAATTCATTAAGGTTTAACTTCATTAAGATCTATTATACTCTCTTTTTCGCAAAAGTAAAGCTTTATTTTAATATTTTTCAAATTCTTTTTTACGAAGGGCAATAGTCCCGCTTGCCATTAACGAGATACCGAGTACCGCTAACCCAAAAACGTTTAACAAAGAAACCGTTGGTTCAACGTCAGTCAAACTTGCCGCGCCTAACATAACCAAAAAGCCAATAGTAAATCTAATCATTTTACACACTCCAATAATTTTAGGGATAACTTCATTAATATCTATTATACTCTGTTTTTTGTAAAAGTAAAGCTTTATTTTAATTTATTTTCCATTTTCGACCAAATCTACCAAATAAACTAATTTATCGCCATATGGCCATTCATTAAATATCACATCACTAACACGCAAATCATTATCACCATTAACATCCATTACCACTTCTAATTCTTTATTTTCAATTTGATTCAATTTTTCAATCAATTCATTAACAGTCATTTTTCTCTCCGGTTTATCATTAAGGTTTAACTTCATTACGATCTATTATACTCGATTATTTTTAAAAGTAAAGCTTTATTTTTAATTTATTTTTTCGACCAAATCTAGCTCATGGTCACAGCAGTGTGTTAAATAATATCCAGACTCAAGATAGGTATGGTAAGGTTCGTTCGCGTTACAAAAAACATAATTTGTCCCGTTTTCCCGCGCCCGTTTAATAGTAACGATTTGTTCGCCGTCTCTTGTTCTATACGAACTTCCAGTTTGTAGTTTCATTTTATTTTCCAAAACGTGCAACAAATATAGCAATTAATGTCACCACGGCACATGTAGTAACAGCAAAAAGCGCAAGGATCATTTCGTCGTGACTAAGAACTTGGTGGGGCAGTTCAACACCATTCATAAGCATCGCGGTCGTAAAGTTTTCCATTTTCTCTCCGGTTTATCATTAAGGTTTAACTTCATTAGACTCTATTATACTCGATTATTTTTAAAAGTAAAGCTTTATTTTTAATTATTTTAAAATAAATTTTTGGCGTGAAAAAGCCGACATATAGTCGGCTTATAATCATACGAGTTTGCAATTAATAAAGTCTAATATTTTTTTCTGGTTAAACAGTCATAGATAATTACAACTAAATAATATTTTAAACAATAGAGATTATGCAATGATAGATATTTTAGCGGTTTTACAGTCAAAGCCACATTCACAACACTACATCAATAGATACTACACTTTAGTTGAATCACTTAAAACGCAGAAAATTGATGATTTTGTTTACACAGAAAACCACCATATTTGCCCTAAAGCAAAAGATCTTTTTCCTGAATATGCAAATTTAAAAATGTTTACGTGGAATAAATTGATAGTCACAGCTAGACAGCATTATTTGTTACATTGGATATTATGGAAAGCGTATGGTGGAAGCCAAATAAAAGGATTTGTGAAAATGAATAATGCTGGTTCTTCAAATCAAAATAGAAATTACACCCGTATAAATTCAAAAATTTATGAAAAATTAAAATTAGATAATTCTATTCGCACTTCTAAACAAATGACAGAAAATAATCCATCAAAAAAAGAAAGTGTTAAAATAAAACGTAAAGAAGCATTATTGGGTAAAATATTAGCATTAGACGCTAAAACTGGAGAATATTTGGGTAGAGTAGATAAAAATGACCCAAATGTGCTAAATGGGACTTGGGTACAAAAACCAAGTCCCAATAAAGGAAAAACGCAGACAAAAGAACATATAGAAAAGTCAAGAGTTGCTAGGTTAGGAATACCTACATCAGATAAACAGAAAAAAGCTGTTGCTGAAGCAAATAAGCGTCGCACAAAGGAACAAATTGACTACAGTATAAACGTTGCAATTGATGCGTCAAAAAAACCGGTCTATTGTCAAGGTATGGTATTTGAATCAATTTCAGCAGCCGGTTTATGGTATAAAAACAATAACATAAAAATAAACGTAGGAAAAGCGCTTGCTAATCCCAATAAGCCAGATTTTTATAGATTAACAAAGGAAGAATTTAATTTACTTAAAAGTACAGCTTGTTCTTCTTTAGACGAATTTTTATAGACTGTTACGTTTGGCATCAAATCAAAATTAGATTCAATATTAGATATCTTAGTGTACCTACCAGCTAAAAACGTTTCTGATTGTTCAGAACCGCGCTCACCATATCTTTCTTTTAAAGTTTCATCAGGGCATTTTAAGACTATAATTTCAAAATCTACACCTTTCATATTAGCGCAGAATTCAAAAAGTTTTGCGCTAGTTAACCTATCTCCCTCCCATAAAACATTTGTATCTGAAGATTCTAACCATTTTATAAATTCAGGTTGGACAGCAAGACTCAACTTGTCTGTTCCTGCGAATACTTCACCCTCATCGTATTTGCCTAGGATATGTAAATTCAAATCCTTAGAATATTCTGAAGAAACCAGTTTAGCTTCTTCGCGTCGTTCCCATGTATGATTCTTCATAAACTCACGGAACAAAGTAGTTTTACCCGTTCCAGGCACACCGCAGACCGCAATAATTTTTCTCATAATTCAGCTCTCACGTTTTCTTTTTCAGTAGGGGAATCAATAGCAATAACATGCACTTTCTTACAGTATTTTTTTATCAATTCAATTTGAATCGGGTCGTCCTCAAAATGGAACATAATATCATACCCAGACTCTATCAGCATTTCTATCGTTCTAGCTTTATGTAAGCCGGAACTGGCACGTGTCTTTTCATTATACTTAATAGGATTAAAGAACACTTGGTTAAAAATACCTTGCTGATACAACATAGTTAGCGTTGCTTTTGCTTCTTCTATAGATCTACCGGTTATAATAATATCATCTGGGTCAGGACGAACGCCGCGTAACCCTTTCCCCATATAAATAACGCCATCAATATCAAAAGTGTTTATTTGCATTTGTATTACCCTTAACTCAAAAAATTCAATTATACTCTGTTATCATAAAAAAGTAAAGAATTATTTTAGCTTAAAAAAATTAGCATTTTCAATATCAAATTCTCTAAATATAATTTCAGTTTGAATGTCCACCCATTTAGATCGTACATCATTATCTTGTAGTGTTTGAAATATAGCTGATAATCCTTTAATATCATCAAAATAAAATTCAGGATTATCAGGAAATAAAACTTGATTCACGTCACATTGTGAATAAACAACAATTGGTGTTCTAGCGACCATTGCATCATAACAAGTTTTTCCAACATACGCTATGTTTTCTCTACCCTTACCTATAAAAACATAAGCAATGTATCTGTTAAGGAATTCGAAATATTCCTTTGAATTTCCTGGAATAAATCCCTTTTCAATTGTAACGTTAGGATTATCTGTTTTGAATTTGTCTGTATCAATTTCACCAAATAAATGTATAGGTGGAGTGCCTTCAGGAAATTCTTTAAACAATTTTTTGAATACGGTGACGCGATGTTTATTAATCCAATTCAAAAACCCTATAAAACAAAAAGAGTTAACCGTAGGCGCTGTTCCATTCAAATAAGAATATTTTTCATAATTTTCTTTAACAAGAAAGAAAATATCGTCAGATAAATGGATTGTGTTTTTACGAACAGTTTCTTCTGAAACTAAATCTTTGATAGGACCTTCGGTTTTTCTATTTAACATAGCGTCAGGCAACCAATCAAATTTGTATGAACCGTTAACTAGCCAATAAACATTTTCATAATTTATGTATTCTTGTGTTGTAAAACGCTCAATACAATCATAATGTTCAGGATCTTTAGGTTTTAAATTCCGCTCAAATGACGGCATATTAAATTGCGCCATTTTTAGGTAATCAACATAATCTTCTTCACAATCACTGATTCTAAACATAATTGGTTTGTTGTATTTACCGGTAAAAAGCGACATCAGTTTATATTGGTCAATACAGCGTTTGGCTAACCTACCACCGAATGGCATAGCGTATGTTTTTTGACAGAGTAAAACATCATATTTTTTAGCCGCTTCTTCAATTTTTTCATCACCGGAAACCAATACTATGTTATGAGGAAAATCAAAAAAACGATATTCTGTTTCATCTAATGTTGGTGTTGACAGTTTTTCAACAATATCAACGCCGCGTTTTGTCATACATATAATATCAATTGAAAAATCATCTACAAAGGTTTTCTGTAGATGATATAGGGCATTAAAATAATATGTTTCACTGGGGATCCTACCTTTATTGGTAGGATCGATTGTAATTATAATTCCAAGTTTTAATTTTGTATCCATACATAAGTGGAGAATTAGTTATAGTCGTTAACCGCCTTTTGAAATGTGTACGGCAATTTTTTAGCGATCGGGTTGTTTTCTTTTAATTGAGATTCAGTCATAGGAGTAATGATTCGTCTTGCTAACGCATCACACTCAAATTTAGCATCTTCAATTTTCATTTGAACCGGCGGCGTTTTTTGTGTAATATGAGAAGCACCGCGTAAGAACCCAACGATACCTAATTCTGAAGCCACCTTACAGAATCTAATAGCAGACACTACAACTGCACCTGAGTTTGGAGAATCTTGAACTGATAATCTAGCAGTCAATTCATATCTAGCGCCGGCAAACCCGTAAGCTACAATATCAATATTGGCTATTTTATTATCAGAACCAACATAAGTTCCTCCTGGTTTTTGAATAACCGTTAGCGATGGTCCGGCATATAAAGTCATACCATCGATAGATGTGTTTCTTACACTATTTTGACCTTTCAGAACATTTTCTTTAGAAATATGTTTAGACTCTAATCGGTCAGTTTTAGCCATATTCAAGAAGTCTGTGTTAGCCGTTCTACCGGTACGGATATTTTCTTGTCCCTGAGTTGTACCTGCCGCCATATTCATTTGGATATGTTGGGTAACTAATAACCCAGCGTCAAGCATTCCACCCTGTAATATTTCAGATAAACGTGACGCACCGAAACCAGAACGCATATCAGAACCAACAATAGTTAACCCCGCGTCTATGAATTTTTGCTCGACAATCTGAGCTTCTTCCGTAGAAATGAATGTAGGGATACAGTTAACAAAATGGCACCCAGCTTGAACTGCTGCATCAATATAGAATTTACTTGCTTCATGTGAACCTACTGGAAGATAGTTGACTACAACGTCAACTTTATGGTATTTTAACAATTCAACGACACGTTGAAAAGATTCTGCTGGAATAGCGCCGGTTCTAAAGGAAACGTTTTCTGGGTAGTCTAACATATGAGGAGCAACACCATCTAACTCTGGTCCAGAATAAACGATAGCGCCCTTTGGTACACATGCATCTGATATTTCTAATACATGATCCATAGAGCAATTTGGATTTGCTCTTAATGCTTCTTTTAATGGTAGGTTAACTTTGCGGATATCAACATCAAACCCACACACAAATTCAATATTGTTAACGGTATAACCGCCGATATCTGGATACATTAAACCGACTGTATCGTTTTGATTTTCTATGTAATATTGAACACCTTCCACTAAAGATTTAGCGCAAGAACCGATACCTACCAATGCTACTCGTATTTTTGACATTTGTTATTCCTCAATGAAAATAATATTATAAATGATTTATTGTAAAAAGTAAAGTTCTATTTTTACTAAATATTTTGTACAAAAAAAGCCACTCGCGGACTCCTACATCCCAGTGGCACTAATCATTCTATCGATAAAAAGGATCTATCATGACCAGCACAAGTATTTATACTCCCATCACACCCACCTATCTGTACATCAAACAACACTCCATCACCAAAAAGAAATATTTTGGTAAAACTACAAAAACAAATCCATACACATACAATGGATCTGGCACATATTGGCTCAAACACATTAATAAACACGGTAAAGAACATATCGTAACTTTATGGGTTTCGGATCTATACTATGACACATCTATCATCGAGATTGCCTTACAGTTTTCTGCTGATAACGATATCGTCAAATCTAAAGAATGGGCAAATCAAATACCAGAAAATGGGCTACATGGTGGAAGTGTGAAAGACAGAAAATGTACAGATGAAACCAAAGCCAAAATGTCTGATTCACATAAAAATAAACGCCTTACAGAAGAAACTAAAGCCAAACTGCGTAAACCTAAGTCAGAAGAACATAAAGCTAACCTGCGTAAGCCTAAATCACAAAGTCCAAAACGTAAACCACATCCACAAATTACATGCCCACATTGTGGTAAGACTGGAGGTGCAAATAATATGAAACGATATCATTTTGACAATTGTAAATTAATGATTATTTCGATGCATGTATCAGTTGTTTTATAGTTTTTAATAGACTAAGGGCAGAAATTTGGCTCGTTAGAGGTAGCTGCCCAAAACTAAATTATATTATAATGAGTTTTAGTGTAAAAGTAAAGCGCTTTATTAAACAAAAAACTCATCAAATACATCATAAGATTGATTGATATAATCATCAATCTTTTTAAGTATAATTTTATCAAAATCAGAAGTTTTTAACCAACTTGGGTCAATATCTAATTCATTATACATATTTGGCATATCATCAAAATCTTCATGTAAGTTAATCATCTGACCGGTTAATTTACACAAATCTCTTAATGGTTTAGATTCCCTGTTACCAGAGACTAACGGAGAATGACTTTTAACCGCTATAGTAAAAAACGCATCAAAATTAACATGTTCCCATCTTTCTTTTAGCCATAACGCCCTAGAAACATGATCACCACTACTGTGTCCAGCATAATCCCCGCCTAATACCAATTTTTTATACTGGCATAAATGAGATTCTAACAAAAAATTAGAAAATATTTCACGATTATCATCATCAATATAATTTAGCGATAAATCGTACAACTCTTTTTCTTTTTCTTTGATCCATATAATTTCTTCTTCAGTTAATTTAGCGGTATCTTCGTATGCATCATCAACCTTATTGTACAAATATAATAACCCTTTTCGCACAGACCAACAAGAAGGATCGGTAGCTAATACAGATTCTGGTTTAATATATAAGCCAGCCGTTTCGAATAGTGTTTGACAAGTTATCCATGCTGTCATTCTACCATATTTATAGAAAGATAAACACTTATTAAATGTAAGATAAAAATCTTTACTAGGATCTCCACTTAAATCGTTATTGAAAAAATTTTCAATAGTACCGTAAGGCGCTATGATTTCTCTCAATGATTTAACTTGCTCTACAATTCTTCCTTTATTGTATTTTGTATCTTTAGCATATTTTTGGATTTCCATATTGCTAAGATTCCACTCTGTAAGTTTATCAAAGTCAATATCCCAAAAATTAGGAAAATTCCAGTAAATAACCCATGCCATTTCAGACTGATACGTCATACCAAATATTAAAGAAAACCAATATTGTTGCTCTTTAGTCATTGGTAAACCAGTAGGCGACATTATACCGGTAGCATCTCTATATGCGTTGTTACAAACATAATGGTCTAAATCACCCCAACGCATTCTCCATTTTAACCATCGTAAAAATCCTTCTATCCTGAATTCAGGTTCTCGCCAATCAACATATGGTTTATTTTTTTCATCTTTATGTATATATTTCACATAAACTCCTCAAGATTATGTACAGCAACAGGATGTATAGATCTAATAATATCACTTAAATTATTTAGAGCAACTTCCTTTGAATTATTTTTTACTAATTCATTTTGAATACTTAGCCGATCGTCATATGTGTAATTTATACATTTATCAATAAACGCCCTAATTTCGTCAATATTTTTTGTGGTATAGTATTCCCAGGCAGTACCTTTACCATTTGGCATATACATTGTAGAAGCATGTATACCGGTGGGTGCGTGAAGTATAACAGGAACACCATAGCTGAAACTCTCAAATGCGGTTATACCCGCCGATTCAATAGCAGATGTTGAATAATACAAACTGGATTGCTTTAATATTTCTAAAGTTTTTTCTCTAGAAATATTTAAGTGCATCCTATCAACAATATTTTGATTGCTTTCTAATCTTTCTGTAAAATATTTTTTTGTATCCTTTTTAGGGTTATCCGGAATAGAAGTTACTAGGTTATATTCTATGTTGAATTTTTTTCTAAAAGTTTCAATACGATGTGGAGATTTATTATCTTCTGGTCTACCAATTGTAACACATTTTTTGTTAGGTGTTTCAATTAACGAATCGACAGATTCAACATACTGAAAGTTTATCCACCCATCAAATTTAAATTCAGAATCCCATAACTTTTTAATCTCAAGTTCTTTACAGTTTTTTGAATAGTTAGATACGGCGTAAACCTTACCGCCTATTTCTTGAGTTTTGAACGCTAAGTTTGTAAAAAATCCTTCATGATATAGTTTATGAAGCTGATTAGATCTATGGTCAATAAATAATGACGGTATCCCAAGAGAATTTGATAATTTCAGTATTTTTTCTGAACCGTGATTAATAATAACATCAGGAGATTCAGACTTTATTTTTTGAATAATATCTTGATACAACTGTTTTTTATTTTTAGTCCAATATTCTAAACCCTCAGAGGGTAGAATGGGAATCCATTCATCACCCTCCAAATTATCAGAAACAGAACAAAAACTTTTAATGTCAAACGTTGACCTTAATAAATTATGTGTATCAACTACAACCTTTTCTATCCCGCCCATAAACGATCCCGTTTTTGAAAATATACCAAACGGAGAAGAATGTACGTTCAAAACTTTCATTAAAAGAATTCCTCTAGTGATGTACTTTCATAGGCGTTTTTAAGCCAAGGGTGATACTTATCTAACCACTCATCACCATTAGGCTGTTTTTTAAGATAGTCGTACCATTCTTTAGCCTTAGAATAATCGCCTTCTTTAGATTCATGGTCAGCCCACATTCCTGGAGTAATACCGTTCCATCTAAACCGTTGGTCTTTATGGTCTGGGTCATTTTTTCTCGATTCAACAAAATTGAACCGGCAATCTTCGTAATCATATGAACCTAAATTTAGCATATTTTCTCTGAAGTAACAAATAATAGAAACACGCTCAGCCAATTCATCATGTTTAAAGATAGGCGTATTACCATGCATAACTTCATGATTATTAACCAACAATAAATCAAGAGGTCTAACGTTAACCGCTACTCTGTATTCTGGAAATACTAGATAGCCACCTGAATAGTTATCATTAACAGATAACACTAGCAAATTAGATAAGCCGTCATTTAAATCGCCAGCATCGTAATGAGCCGCAGTTCTAAAGGTATTATTCACTGTTAACGTAGTAAACACCGTGCCTGGAACCAAAAACTTTTCATCAATTTTATCAGCCGCCGCTTTTTGATTACCCCAGCGCCATGGCAATAAGGTTTTAAAGCCGTTATTCAACGATTGAATAAAAGGGAAACATTTAGAAAACTTTTGGAACTGATAATTCGTATATGATGTTGGGCGACCATAAGGTATTCTAGGATATCTGTCAAACCAACCCGCTACACCAGAATTACATGGAACGGCATAGTTTGTACTAGAGATAAACTCTTTAGCAACCATTTCAGCTTCAGCTTTAGCCGCGTCGCGAGGTAACTTAGAAGTTGCTTCTGCCCACTCATCAAAGTTAAACCCTTCAGGCAATTTAGAAGGTAACCAAACCTGACAACGAATTTCGTTATCAACATAATGAGCATTTTTGATTTTGTCAAACTCATCACCTTCGTTATACAAATCATCGATAGGATTAATGAAATAATCAAGAATAGCATGTTCTTTAGGCTTAACCCTAATACGACCAGAGTTATCGCTAAACACCCCATCAACATTACCTGTATCCTGAAAAGTACCAGCGGCAAGACCTCTGTTATTAGATAATGTAGCAGCATCTCTTAATCCTTCATACGCCCAGTCGTGCTCTTGTTTAGAGAAAAAGTTTTTTCTAAACTTAAAGGCTATACGAAGTTCATCTTGACCTTTATCGCATGTATTACATTCTGACTGACAATCTACTTGAGTTGATAAATCACACACAGCAGGCATGTAACAGTCGGTATCTTCTTGAACCAAAATATCAAAATGAGATTCATCAAGAAATCTACCTAATAGGTGCTCACAATCTAATTTAGATTTAGCAACAATAACATTAACCATAATTCAAATTCCTCTTATAAAAAAATAATTATACTTTAAACGGACGCCAAAGTAAAGATATTTAGACTAAAATTTGAAGCCATTTGTTTCAATTTTCTTAGTTTTAGATTGAAAGCCGTTATTAGTATCAACGGTGCCGGCACCTGATATATTATGCTGGGCGGAGCTTTCAACGTCAAACAATCTCATCTTACTTCTATCTATACCGATAGTGAACCGCTTATAATAAGAAATGTCATTGTATCTATTTTTCAACTGCTTAACCATAATCTGACCCATTTCTTCCAACTCTTCAGTAGACATTAAGCCTATGAATAAATCTAACGTATGGGCAATACCGATAGACTCACTTACATTGGTCAAATCCATATCCGTAGAAGTTTGCCCCTCACGATTAGGCTGAGTCGCGGTAACAACAGGCACATTGTATTCAACCGCTAACCCGCGCAACTCCTCAGCGATAGACTTAATCAGCATATAAGAATTAACGCCGCTACCGTACTTCATTCTTTGCGAAGCACAGATATTCAAATAGTCAATACAGATAAGGTCAGGCTTGAAGTTCTTTTTACCCTTTAACTCCTCAAGCAAAACTCTAAAATGACCGGCATGAGCTGATGACGTAGGATACTCTTTAATGATTAGCTTACCCGTAGTCTTTTCCATCAACCTTTGAATTCTAGTTTCAAATACAGGTCGTTCAACAGTTTTCAACTCTGTGATAGGGATATTCAGTAAATTAGCATCAATACGTTCAGCGATACGTTCTTCAGACATTTCCATCGTAATGTATAGAACATTTTTACCCTGAGCCATAGTAGCCGCCGCAATATGACACATCGCTAACGATTTACCAACACCTGTGTTATGAGAAGAAACACCATTCGTATAGTACCTATGATTATCATGGTCAACCGTAATATCAACGATAGGAATCAACTCACCAGTATCTACGACATAACCGCTAACCCAACCATTTGGTGTAAGGAATTCTAAGGTAAGATCTACGATATCTTTAGCATACTGCCAGCCAGTTCTGGTTTCAAACAAATGAATTTCATTACATCTAACTGTATCACCATTAGCTAACGTAAGGACATACTCATCCCAAAATCCTTTATTAACAAAATTCGATACGTTAACCCAGCCATCTGGAGATGTTACCTCGATTTTATAATCTAATAGCAACTCTTTAACGTCACCGATGACAATATGCTTTTCAGCAACCCAACCTTGCTTACTGGTAATTTTAACTTCAACAGGCGTATCAGGGTGAACGCAACCTGCTAAGAAACAGTTTAAGGTTTTAAGACTTAACCCGCCGCCGGTAATTTTATTCATTAGCTCTAAATCAAACGGTATCTTAGTTTCAACATTATGGTAATGGTCGTATCGTTCAGAATAATCCAAAATATAATCATGACCAACATTTGTATCAAAAGATATCGCTAATGCTTCAGATAAAATGGAAGGAATAGCGTCTTCACGGAACTGTTTATCCTTCCCCTCAATAATCTTAATGGAATGTAATATAGCACCATAAACTGCTTTATCCTTACAGAATTTTTCAGTTTCAAGTAACAACCATTCATCATTAATATCTGTATTTTCAATTTTAGATACAAGCGCCGTTAAATCAGTTAATTCTTTATCATTTATGTCAGTTCTGTTTCTGATTTCAATATCAAGAATTTGCGGCGTAATAATCTTATTGAACTTGTTAAAGTAGTCACCAATTTCGTTGACTAGAATAGACTCCATTCTGTCAGAAAAATATTCTTTTTTGATGAATGGTAAGGTTTTTCTAGTAAACTCTTCATTGTAAATTAGATTAGAAATAATAATATCTTCAATTCGCATATCAATCCTATTAGGCTTTAACGGTTTCAATTCCTTGGGTAATAATATCGACCAAAATATCACCAGTTAATTTTTTAAACGTCATCAAATCATCATCAGGGATAACCCCTTCTTGTAAAATGTAATTGAACTCTAACATGCCACCCTCCTCATCCGGTATCTCAACAAACTTAACATCATCGTATGTAAGCACACAATAGATAGATTCTGATTCAGTTAAGAAGTCAAATTCTACTGCCGCTACTTCAGCGCCGGTTTTGTCGATATATAAAATGGGCACATAGTTTATCATAATTGTTTCCTATAAATGAAAAAAGCGTATAACGAATTAACATTATACGCCTTTCATAGTCAAAAGTAAAATTTAAATTTCAGTATCGATATCTTCTAATTCATCAACTATACTATCATCTGATATCATTTGTCCACAAGCAATTTTATAGGTATCTTCTACCCAAGATCTAAATTTAGCCTGCTTCAATACCGGTAACCAAAACTCTTTGTTGTTAGTTTCTTTAGCACGATATTTCTTTTCTTCTAACACGCCTGTTTCTAAATCAACTTTTTGATACCAGCCGTTGCTAGGCTTAATAACCGCGCCTGACTCTAAAGCAATATCTAATAAACCAGACCAAGTTGAAATACCACCATCCCAAGAAACATTAATAGGAATCTTAGATTTTTCTTTAACGAACCGTGACTTTTCAACATTAATGACAAAGTTATAGCCTACGACTTCAGTACCATCTTTTTCTTGCTGACGACCAATAATCCAAATTGTAGACGCTGAATAGTAAATACCCGTTCCACCTGATACAACCGCCTTACTATACATTTCTTGTGTATCATAAGTATGATTGATGGCAATTAACGGGATATCTTTAGTGGTCAAATATGGAGTAACCATACGGAATAAAGATTTTAATTGTTTAGCACGAGACATATCTGCCACAGATTTTTCATTCATAGCATCTTCTACTTCCTTTTTAGATGCTAAGTTACCTATGGAGTCAATAATGATAATAACCTTATCATTACGTTCGATATTTTTCATTTGAGCCATAATATCGAATTTAAGTTCTTCAACGTCCATAATAGGTGTATGAAGAACACGGCTGGTATCAATACCGAACGAACTAAAATAAGCCTGAGGAGAACCAAACTCTGAATCATAAAATAATAGGACTGATTCCGGATATTTGTCCAGATAACTCTTAGCCATCACTAACGAGAATGATGTTTTAAAGTGTTTAGATTTACCGGCTATAACGAATAGAGATGGAGTTAACCCGCCGTCTAATGAACCACTCAAGGCGATATTTAATGCTGGAACTGTGGTTTGAACCATATCCGCTTTAGTGAAGAATTTGGATTCACTTAGGATAGCGGTTTCTTTAATAGTGGAATTCTTTTTCAGTTTTTCTAATATACTCATAATGTTCCTTAATCAAAAATACAATTATAAATGATTTCACTTATAAAGTAAAGGTCTACTTTCAAGTACCAAACTTGGCAAAGTTGAATCTATTGCTTTTTGGTATTTTCCACTTTTCACGTCATATCCTGTTTCTGTTTTAAAGGGTTCATCTTCGAACCACCACCATTCGACACCCGCGCCGTAAATATCATTTGCCAAATAATTTGCCCAATCAGGCGCATCATTCCAGTGTGGTTTATTATTCATATTGCCTTAGTTGATATAATGATTTAATTCGTAAGGATTAGTATTTGTATCGCGATTATAAACTTGAATGTGTAAAGCTTTTTTGCTTGGTTTGCCGTCTTTTTCAAGCGCTAATGAGTGGCGAGTAGTGTCACCGGCTTTAGGCTTACCTGGACCAACAGTAATTTTGTTGTGCCATTCATCATCAGAAATGGTGTAACCTTTAGCGTTAGCCTGCGCTTGAGCGTGTTGAACTGCTGAAGTATATGTTGAGTGATGTAAAATGCTTGTATCTTTTTTAGCTTCGTTCAAAGCTTCTTCTAATACCGCTTCTTTAAATTCTTGGAATGTTGACATTTTGTTTCCTTACAGTTTGGTGTAACCATTTGACGTTTTAAAATAAAAGGCGTTTCTTGTTGTTGATACCTGTCTAAGGACGTTTTCTGTAAACGGCGCTAAAACAATTTCTACCATTTTTAACATTGAAATATAAATTTCATCAGGATCTATTTGGTCTAAATGATATTCATGCTCAGATTCAATGTATTGATAAATATCCCAGAAAGAATCATTCAACCCGTATTGCTCAAATTCCTTATACAAGTTTTCGAACCAAATTTCATGAATTTTTCCAGCATATTGTTTATATAGCTCTTTATATTTTTCAAGTTCAAGTTCGTTCATTACAACTTCATTAATTATTCCTCCATGAGCTTCAGCCGCCGCCTTTGAATCGAAAGAAGTGAGTTGACCGTTTATAGAACAAACCCAATTTAATATAGGTTCAACCTCAGCCGGCTCTTCACCGGCTAACTCTATACATTCATCAAATGGTACATGTTTATGCATAAATTACTCGTCAGTTGCCCATGTATTATGGATTTCCCATATCGTAGAATTATCTAAATAATCTCCACAGTCAAGATCATTTTGGTCGCTATGAAAATAAATAGATCCTGCAGTTAAAATAATTTCTAGAACATGATAATCTTTTTTGAAATCGCCATCTTCAGATTTATGTTTTTCAACAACCATAAAAATGATATGTTGTTTATTGATTAAGATATCGCGCCCGTCTTTAGTGAAAATTCTTAGTTTACTTGTCATAATTAAATCCTATAAAAGTTAAATGCCATAATAAAATTATACTATGGAAGAGGTAAAAAGTAAAGCTTATTTTCTAGATAATTTAGACATATTCATAGAACTTGGTCTACTCGCAGGCACGCTAGGTTTATATGAACTGGTCGAGTTAAATTTGCTCGTATCCATATAGTTTTTAGTAGAAGTTACCGGCGCTGGTGTTACTGGGGCAGAAGTAGGTGCTGGAGTAGGTGCTGTTTGATTAATCGTAATGTTTTTTGTTACATTAGTTACATTTCTAGAACTGCTAGCATAATCTCTATTGTAACTAGGACTATGGTCGTTATTTGAACTACTACCAGAATTTGCTATAGCATGACCAATTAACCCGCCTACTAACATATTCGTCATAGTATTATCATGCTGAACGATAGGTTGTTGCGCTGCCGCCGGCTGTTGAATAATTACAGGAGCGGCAGGTTGTTGAATAGGTTGCGGTGCATATTGCTGTTGAACTTGTTGCTGTTGTTGAATAGCATTTTGTAAATCTTGTCGTTGCTCAGCAATTTGTTGTTGCTGTTGCGCAATAATCTTTTTTTGCTTTTCTTCTTCAGATTCACCACAAGCAGTTAATCCAAAAAGTAATAATACTATCGCCAGTTTTTTCATAGTTTCTCCTTTAAAAATCCCAAAATTCGTCAATTTCTTCACCATTCAATTTAGCCACGCCGCTTCTTAATGTTCTAGCAGTTTTTCCTAATACAAACGAATCATCAGCGCCTACCTCAAACCGATAAATGAGACCAGCATCTCCACCACAATCAACAGATATCATAGTTCCATTTTCAACATAACCAATATATGTAAAGCTGTATTTATAATATGACGCAAATTTAACCCTAACATCAGCATACTTTTCTTTAAATTCTTCTTGAGTTATTTCAGCCATATTAATCCTCGTTTGATAGTGTTAGCTTACCCGTAAACGGTAACCAATCTGGAGAATAGTTAGAATTGGTTGTACCAATACTTAATGTTCCACCTAAGCCAGATTTTAATAACGTCCCATAGGTTTTGTTTATGAATAAAACTATAGCGCCCGTTTCTTGATAAATACCAAGACAAGGATATGTAACTACAAAATCATTAACAACTGTTTCAACTTCAGATTTAATTCCCATCATTTTCTCCAAACTTTTCTTCATTAGCTTCAACATACATACAAACTTCTTCAGGAATATCTTTAAGTAGACTAGCATATACACCTGAAGTAAACATACTCATACCATAAGATTCTTTACCACAGAAATAAATGCTACCAGACTCATTATGTATTTCGTAAAAATTGGCATTGTCAACGATTTTTGTAATGCCGCTACTTAACCTGTAAGAATCACCACCGTAAAACCCACCACACCATGAACCTAATACTTTTCTAATAGTATATTGCGGTGTTATGATTTTAATTATGACCCATTTATCTGGATTATATTCACTCATTGGAATCCTTATCTTTGTAATACTTATAAAGCCTAACGAAATGAGCAAATCTGATAGGTTCTTGCTTATGATTAGGCAGTTCCTTAAACATCTTTACCATTTCGTTATAGATTAACTTCATTTCATCGTCACTCATCTTCGTTTATTCCACATATTTTTTGTTGGTCAAATAACATTGTTATCTGCTCATTGTCCATCCAGTCGCCAACGTTGAGAAAAGAACAATACCCATTTTCCTCATAATTTTTATCTTCATGGTAACTCCAATAAGGACAAGCATTAATCGCTAATAACCCATTTTCAGTTTTTTCACCGGTAAACGAATAACAATAGTCACCCGCCGGTATTAATGATTCGTCTTTTTCCATTTCTTAGCCGCCTTAACCGGTTTAACGTCACAACTCTCGTTGAGTTTAACATATCTCAAATAGGAACACTTTTTATGTGTAGCATAAAAAAGCTTTTGCTTGGCTTCAACTTCAAGTAGTTTTTTAGATTTACATAATTCCATAAGATTCATAGGATCTTTACATTTACCAGATGAATAAAATGTAGGCGCTTTTTCCCACTTAGATTTTGGAATATCATATTCAATATCAGGGTAAACCGTATCATCAGCAAATACGTTTCCTGTCAACAATAGCAATAATAATACTTTTTTCATTGAAAGTAAAGCCTTAGAGTCGTTTAGTATAAATTTGACTTTCTTTGTGCCAAGATATTGTAATAATTTCTTGAATAGGACAAACCGAAACGACATAACCGTTATGCCTCAACATATCACATAATGAGTGAATCAATTCTAAAGATAACGCAATAGGAAATTTATAATGCTCAATATCTAAAGAAATTAAGCCATTTTCAGCGGCGTTATTAATAGCCACCTCAATAGTAGGGATACATTGGTCAATCAATTGTTGCATTTCTGCTTCACGTTGCTTAATAGCATTATTTGATTTTTTTCCTGCTTCTTTAGCCGTAATCATTATTTGTCTCCTTCAGGGATTAATTGCCATTCTAACCAATAAAAATGGTTATTGTCTTTTTCACGAACATTCCAAATACCGTGTTCATCAAAGTAATAGTTGAATTCTTGATTAAAATCTGCTTCAAGTGAAGTTTCGTAATACGATTCATAATTTTCGAAATGGTTATAACCCGTGAAACCTAAAGCGTCTTGGAATCGGCATTCTTCTAACGTAGCGCCTAATGAAAATAAATCACCTTTCATAGCAAGTTCTTCAGCTAATGCACGATTGTTATAGTTTTCAAACAACAATCTGCCGTTGTGCTCAACTGAGCCATCCCAGTGGCAGAACACTTGGATAATAGAACCGTCATCACATAAAACCGCTATAGAAGAATTTGTAGACATAATATACACTCCGAATAATTTAATTAAGGTTTAACTTCATTAGACTCTATTATACTTGATTATTTTCAAAAGTAAAGCTTTTTTTAATTTATTTTTGAATTTATTTCACGGATGAAAGGAGGAGGATCAACTTGTTTCCAGTTGTGTAAGTTAATTTTAGATTTAGCATAATAGTTACGGTATGACTGGAGCGAGTCACCTGGTACAACATATTCTACGGGCATAGCCGGCGTTGGTTCGGTGAATAATTTAGTGGAAATATTAAATGGAGCATACTGTAATTTATCAACTAAGCCTATACGTTCACATTTATGAATTTTACCATAACGATAGGTATATTCTTTACATAATTCAACAAGCAGAGAATGTAACCACTGATAATTTTCAAAACCGTTCCGCGCCCAAATAGCTGACGGGTGGTTAATATGAGTAGCAGCATACAAAATATCTTCATATGAATTGTTAAGTTTCCAGACTTTTTTCTTACGACCTGAAGCAGAAACACCAGCAGTTTCAACGCCGTCTAGAACACGATGAGCGGTAGATAATAACTGGGAATATTCCAGTATCATTTTGACGACATGCTTATCAACATGATATCTAGCGCAGATAGATTGGTCGTAATCAAGATAAAAAATATTCATATTATTCGCCTAAAAGTGATAGAAATTTATATTCAGTAATTTTGCCGTTCAATAAAGTATCTAAAGCGCCTAACCTAGTCAAAGCAGAAAATGTACGTTTTAATTCATAAATATCAGCAGGAGAAGGCTCATCACCTAATGTTAAAATTTTAACATGAAGAATTGTATATGACGAATGAAAGAAATTACTAGCATACATTATATCCTTTTCACGCTGAGTCAATTCAACCAATTCAAATAATTTTGTGAATTGTATATCTTTATCAGCAAATGGTTGATCCCACGAATTAGGATTATTTTGTTTATAATACTGATTGGTCAAACTCATGGTTTCAGAATTGCTTTTTGGTTGGTCTAAACTAGCGACTAAGCCTAACGCTACATCAAATGCAGATTTCATAATACACTCCAATTTACGGTTAACTTTAACTTACAATCTATTATACCTTAATTGACTCAAAAGTAAAGCTTTATTTTATAGCCAAATAATATTTTTAAGCGCTTAACCTCAATTCACGCCCGACTATGCTATTATAGGCTAATTAGGGCAAAAAGTAAAGTTCTATTTTCATTAAATAATTCTATAGCAATTTATATTGAGGATTTATGGATTTAAATAATAATACTGGATACAACGGCAACCGAAATTTGAAACGAATTGGATTGCCAATTGAATACGCTCCAGACCAAATTGAAGAATATGTTAAATGTATGAACGATCCTGTCTACTTTATAAGAACATACTGCAAGGTTGTTTCATTAGATAGAGGTTTTGTTAATTTTGACTTGTACGACTACCAAGAAAGATTCATTACTGCTATTCATAACAATAGAAAGGTAGCTGGAATGTTTAGTCGTCAACAAGGTAAAACGACAACATCTGCCGCGTACATATTACATTACGTCACATTTAACCATTATAAAACTGTTGCTATTTTAGCCAATAAAAGCGCCGCCGCCCGTGAGGTGATGAGCAGAATTCAGTTGATGTTTGAAGCCTTACCTATGTGGCTACAACAAGGAATTGCTACGTGGAATAAAGGTGATATTGAATTAGAAAACGGATCTAAGATTTTCACATCTGCTACGACAGGATCTGGTATTCGTGGTAAATCTGTTAACATGCTATACATTGATGAAATCTCATCAATTCAAAACACTATTGCTGAAGAGTTTTTCACTTCAACTTACCCCGTTATTTCTTCTGGTAAAGATACCAAAATCTTAATGACGTCTACACCAATTGGTTACAATTATTGGTGGAAAGTTTGGAACGAAGCTGAAAATGGAATCAACGGCTTTTTACCCTTTAAGGCTGAATGGCACGAACATCCTGAACGTGATGAAAAATGGGCGGCGGAACAAAAGGCGTTTCTTGGTGAAGTTAAATTTAATCAAGAAGTATTATGCCATTTCCTCGGTTCTGCTAACACTTTAATTGACGCTACGACATTAGGTTCATTATCACCTAAGCCGTTTGTGTACTCAACGCCTGACGGCTTAGATATTCTAGAAAAGCCTATAATTAACCATTTCTACGCTTTAGTGGCAGATACCTCTGAGGGAGTCGGTGGGGACTTCTCAGCCTTCGTTCTTATTGATATTACAGTTTATCCCTTTAAATTAGTGGCTAAGTATAAAAACAATAAGATTAGTCCTATGTTATATCCTAACGTTATCCACAAGGTTGCATTAGAATATAATAGCGCCTACGTCCTAATTGAGATTAATAAGTCCCAAGAAGTCGCTATGATTTTATATGATGAATACGAATACGAGAATATGATATCAGTAAAGCGCGGAGCAAAGGGACAAGTGCCGGTTGATGGTGGGTATAGCAAAGGCTTATTAGGCGTCACCACCGATAAAAAAGTTAAACGTCAAGGATGTCAAGCCTTAAAATCTTTGATGGAAGAAAAGAAATTATTGGTTTTTGATACAGATGTGATTGGTGAGTTCACCACCTTTATCGAAAAGAATGGTTCATTTGCCGGAGATTCTGGCGCTCATGATGATTTGGTTATGTGCTTAGTATTATTTGGCTGGTTAACTTCAAGTGAATACTTCAAAGATATGACTAATATGGATACAAGAAAAGAATTATATTCTGCGCATATGGATATGATTGAATCATCTATGCTACCGGTTGGATGGTTAGTTGATGGCACAGAGCAACCACAATATGTAAATTTTTAGGAAAGATATGATTAAGTTTAAACAGTTTAGAGAACAGCTCGACGAAGCCAGAAAGAACCCTGAGATGAACCCTAAAGTCTCGGCATATGAAGCTTTGTTACCGTATAAAGATGACGATAACGCCTTTATACATTTTACCAATTTGAACAAACTTGGCGTTAACCCGTTATCTGGATTTGAAACTCCAGTCGGTGTATACGCTTACCCGCTAAAACAAGTTTGGAATTTATATAAAGTGGATAAAGCAAAATCTTTATCTGTGTTACCATTTGGTTCTGATAGAGCCTATATTCAATTATTCAAATGGAACGGCAAAGGTAAATTAGTCAGCGATTTAAAAAAGGATTATACGAGCGCAGATTATGATTCTGATATGCGTAAGTTGAGAACAATCTATAAGGATATCCAGTCTAAAACTGATACGAGTAAAGCATGGAACGCTTTAGTGAAAGGTGTGTTTAAGCATAAACTTGAAGTTCCTGATGATTTTGAAGAAGGGAAAGTTGTAAGTCTAGAAAACATTCTGGGCACAACATTTGGTCGCGGTTTAACTAGACATAGCGATGTAGCACAAAGTCCAAGAACAAAGCCTATTTTTGATGATATATTGAAAGCCGGTAGCGCTTACATCAAAGATAAATCTGACGCAAATTGGGATAAGTTCAGTAAGAAATTCGAAATGTACCATATTGAACCACCGCGTCGTGGTTTATTTTTAATGGTTAGTCAAGATGGTCTTGAGTTTGAAATTAAAGATGCCATTAGCAACTCTGGTAAATATAAAACATGGGAAATAAACGTAAACAAGCCGGCTATTTATAGGGAACTAAAACCACTTCAAGACGCATACAACAATTCTTTATTTGATGTTGATGATGTAATTAACGCCGCCACGGAACAAACTAGAAACCCATCTCCAGCAACATGTTTTTGGAATGTAACTCGCTGGTTATCTAATTATGGAATAAATCCTGGACTTAGAAGATTCATTAGTGATGTTCTATTATCTAAAGATGCTCACGGTAAAAAACTTCAAGCGCCTACTTTAGATACATCAGAAATAAAAGCCGGCTCCAGACAATGGGGAAGTTTGTTACGCAAACTAGGTTACGCGGGATTTGTTGATAGACGTGCTGATGGTATTATACACCCTGCTGAACCTTGTCAGGCTGTATTTACCGGTATGGAGTTTATTGAATTGATTGATACCGTACTTAATAAGGATTATACCAAACTTAAAAATGATGAAACTGTCACCCTCGAAAATTTAAGCAACGCTTCTCATAAAGATTTGATGGATTATATTAAGGATTGGAACGCTAATGCTATTGACAAAATTGATATGTCTTATTTAAAGATTATAAATGACTCAACAGATTTAGCAAAATTGGTTGTTGGTATGATGATTAAAGGCGCTACAACGACAAAAATAACCCAAGAAATTGATTACATAAAAAGCTGATAATAAAACGCCCAGTTCCAATTAAGGTTCTGGGCGTCATCATTTTAATCGTTTTCTACTATAACAGAGAAGTCATTCTGTTTTTCAATTTTTAGCGTAGAAGTAAACCTTTCACGGTTGGCTTCATTATGTGAAATAACGAATACCGATACGCCCTTTAAATTTTCAATCAGTTTGAATGAACTATCGCTACCCTCAAAATCCAAACTTCCATCTAATATTTCATCTAATATTAGTAGATTAGTGTTAGCTGAATTTTTCAGTTTAGCAACCTCCCTCCAAGCAAATAAAAGCGCTAAATCAATTCTTGACTTTTCACCCTCAGAGAAATTATCATACGTCATCGTATCTCTATATCTGGATTTGATGACTTCATTAAATTGTTCGTCTAGGTTAAAGTCACAGTAGAAATCCATAACAGCAAGATATTTGTTAATTAAGGTATTCATCAACGGTAAATACTCACGGATGATTGCGGTTTTAATGCCACCATCTTTAAGTAATAATACACCAACGTCTTCAACGCCCTTTTGTTCAACCAATATTTTTTTGCGGTTTATTAGTCTAATAGCTTCATCAACCAAATCTTTAAGGGTATTTTTTTCGGCTTCAATATTTTGAGTAGAACTAACAGATTCAACTAATGTTTGATTCAGTTTGGTTAGCCTATTTTGAATTACATTTATCTCAGACTGTAACCCTCTGATATCATTTTTAGCTGAAACAATATGCTGTTCAGTTTCTGTTATATCAGCTAACCTTTTTTCCTGTTCTTTATATTCAGTGCCAGACTGAATGAATAAATCATTCATATCCTTTTTACTGGATTCTAAATCGCTTAATACCCCGCCGGAATGTGTATGTGGAATATTTTGCTGACAAGAAGGACAGCTTGCGTTTTCATTAAAAAACACAATCGATTTATCTAAGGTATCAATTTCATGCTTGACCTTTCGCATAGTATTGTTAAGACTTTTCAGTTTAGCGTTAACCGCGTCTTTCTCTAAAACTGAAGGAGTTAACTTATCAACAATATCCTGAGCCGCCGCTATTTTTGCATGCCGGTTTTCTACCGTAGAGGTATCTTCCGCGATATTAGCTTTAATAGAATCAACCTCAGCCTGCTTATTAACCTCTAAATGTGCGATAATTCTTTGCTGAGATTCAACCTTATTTTTAGCAATTTTTAACGCTGACTCGATGTAAGTCAATTCTTCTTTGGTTTTAGATAGCCGCTCTTTTAATAGTTGATTCATTATAGAAAAGATACGAATATCTAGGATATCCTCAATAATCTCCCTACGCTGAGACGAACCCATTTTCATAAACGGCGTAAACGTAGCTGAACCAAGAATAACGACCTGCGTAAACGTTTTCATATTCATTTTAAGAATCTGTTGTTCTAAAACAACTTGATAATCCTTAACAGCAGAATCCTGATTGATTAGTTCTTCGTTACGATATATTTCGAAAATGTTAGGCTTAATACCACGAATGACTTTATAGTTAGCGCCGCCTTCCTCAAACTCAATCTCAACGACACAGTTTTTCTGATTAATACTATTAACCAAACCGCCCTTACTGATGTTTCTAAATGGTTTACCAAATAGAGCAAAGGTTAAAGCACAAAGTACAGATGATTTGCCGTTTCCGTTGCCGCCTACGATTAATGTTTGCTTACCCGTATCTAATCTAATTTCATTAAATTGGTTACCAGTTGATAAGAAGTTTCTCCATCTTATTGTCTTAAAATTAAGCATCTTATCTCCTATGTTAACGAAACATTAACAGCTTCTAAAAACAAACTACTCATCAAATTTTTCACGCTTTCTTTATCCATATCGGTATCAACATTATCTATGTAATCTGATAGTATTTGTTTGGTGTCAGCTAGGTCAATCTTTTCATCAATATTACCGTTAGAAAACTCAGACATATCTTCGATAATTTTTATGTCATAACAGCCGGCGCTATATAACCGCTTCAAAAAGTTATCATAACCAAATAAGTCATTTTTGTTCACGATAACCAATTTTACATATTTATCGGTTAACGTAGACACATCAAATTTAGAATAATCTGTTGATGTATCATCATATTCAAGTTTCTCGAATATAGTATAAGGGTTCTGAATAAACTCAGTTTCACCGGTATCTGTATCGAATATCCAAAAGCCTTTAGGATCGTTGAAGTCAGACCATGTAGTATCGTAAGGCGTTCCTGTGTATAGAATATTACCTTTAACCGATTTTGTATGGTAATGACCTGATACGACTAATTTGTATTTGGAGTACATCTCAACAGGATACCCATCGTGAGCGTCAACTCCCTTATACATTTGAAAGCCGGTAAACCCAAAATGTCCTACGCAATAATCTGATTTTGAATTAGAAACAAATGACGCAACTTCTTCCTTATTGTCGTTACACACCCATGGGATAAAGTCGATATTTAAGCCGGCGAATTGAACTGCTTTCGGTTGGTCAAATATATACACGTTAGAATATTCATTAAGCAGTAAAGCCGTAGAGTTAACCTGAAGAGATTCTCTATAATAAATATCGTGATTTCCTAGTAAGGTATAGAACGTCATTCCATTAGCTTTCATTGGGTCAAAAATAACCCGTTTGGCTTCGTATAATGATAGCAGGTTAATCGCTTTTCTGCTATCAAATAAGTCACCAAGCTGAATAATGGTGGATATATTGTGTTCCTTCAGGTATGGAAAGAACACCTTTGAAAAGAATTTTTCAGAGTGTTTATGGAAATTCGTGGAGTTATTTCTAACGCCTACGTGAACGTCACCTAGCCAGCATATTTTCATGTTTAACCTATAAGATTTTCGGGTTCATTAATGTCATCAACTACATCAAATAAATCAATATCTGCTTCCATAAATTTTGCTAATTCATTAATGTGTTCACGTTTTAACTTAGGTTTCTTTTCATAATATTTTGAATAATCTGATTTTTGTAAAGAGTTTAGATATTCAAGATATTCGTTCACAACTTCTTTATTATCGTGTTCTTGGCTAGAATACTTTTCAACATTAATATTTTTTGCCATTTGGCTACGAGTATAGGCTTGGTCGCGTTCCTTTACGATTGTAGCAAGGAATGAATAGTAACAGCACTGAGAAAAATATGAAAATGGATTTTGGGTTCGCTCAGGATCAAACGTATCGAAATATCTGATACAGTTAACTATAGCATCTTGTATCATTTCATCTTTATAAGAGCGCCCGTAGTATAAAGGTCTTTTAGCAAAGTTGGTGGCAATATCGGTTATACATTTTCCAAGATAATCATTGATTTTTGGTTTAGGTAAACCCTTTTCTTCGGCTTCTTTTAATGCGGATTTCCGCTTGACAATTTCTTCATAGAATTTTACATTGTCTACATAATTATTTTTCGCTGTCATAATGTTCCTTCACATATTGTTAAAATATCATTCATAATTTTAGCTTGCGTCGCATTGATTTTTCTATTTTCAAATATGAAATTCATCATATCTACCGTGTCTTCTACATAAGAAGCTTTTGGCGCATCACTAATGTTAGATAATCTATCCAACAATTTTAATGTCAACCCGTAGCTTGACATTCCAACCATTTTGTTTTTCAAATAAACAACTTTGCCTACCTTCTTAATTTCTTTATCGTCAGAAGTTAATTCAGCAACAAGACTCGCAACAAAGCCACCAAATAATGAAGTTATTTCAGATAATGTAGTATCTGTATCCTCAACTGTATCGTGTAACAAACAAACTACTTTTAATTCGTCGATACGCTTTGATGTTTTGTATTTAGGTAATAACGCCGCAACGTGGATAGGGTGAGATATATAAGGATTTCCAGTTACCTTTCTTGTTTGACCATAGTGTTTAGCAGTAGCAAATTCTAAAGCCATTTCAACGATACACATTTTAACCTCCAATTTTTAAATTCAACTAATTATAACCTATTAGGATCTAAAAGTAAAGCTTTATTTTTAATAATTTTGACAAATGCAAAAGCCAGCTTGTTAGGCTGGCTTTAATAGTTAAAACGGTTTGGCTAGTATTAATGCGGAAACGTCAATAGTATCCATTTTCAAATCTTGAAACACAATGACGACTTTCACACCTGTCGGCGATGGTATTGGCTCAGAAACAATTGTTACCGGATTATCTGACGATTTAATATATGCCTGTTTGCCGATTAGCGTATCAGCCATCAATAGTTTTCCCAGCTTGTAAATCCTTTAAGGTTAACCCGTTAGTGAACTGAATATGCGCCAGTTCTTTAAACTTAACCCAATCACCCGCCCATTCAAACCCTACTTCTTTGGCAATATGACCGGCTTTAGTAAACGCCGCCGTGTCTGCCCATTGAGCTTTACCATTAACAATAGGAACGAAATCTAATGCCAACTTATAATTATGCCAAGATTGACCACCTTTAGCATTAGTCACTTTTTTACCCGCTGTGGTTCTACCTTGCGCGTATAAGGCGTTTTGGCTTTCATTATCACGATATGTTGATGTGATTAAAATATCCAACCCGTGTTCTTTACATTTAGCTAAAAACTTTTCAGCCATTGCTTTAACTTTTGGATGTAAGTCGTTCAAATCTCTGCTGTTAATCATAGTTTATCCTATTTTTTAATGTATTTGTTATAACCAGCAACCCAATCAGTAGCAAACATATCTTGGGCAGTTTTCAAATTAAGTGTACCTTTACAAACCGCCCTATGTGCCCAAGATTCTAACACATCTTTTTTAGTCGCGTGGTTTACACCGTATCTAGGCTCTGGCCAAAGGTTAGCTGGGTCAGAAGGAGCGCCGCCTACCGATAATGGAATAAGATGGTCTTCCTCATAATGCTTAGGGTCTTTATCGACATAACCATATTCTTTAATTTGCTTCAACTTTAATTTGTTGGTGTAATAAGAAGGAGGTCTAATCGTAGCAGTATAATTAGGGACACAAACAGTTGATTTGATATTACCAGTGGTGACGTTTGGGTTTAACGCGCCGGCGGTTAATTTAGCGTTTGGTAAACCATCAGCAATAGCAAGTGACGGTAGCAATAATGCAACTAATAATAGTTTTTTCATTTATTTGCGCCCACTAATGCGTAAGTTTTATGCTGAATTGGGATAGTTTTAGCATTTCCCCACGTACTAATACGTTCTGGTGTTTCTTGTGCACCTGCTAATTCTTTAATGGTAGTTTGAAGCGCTTCAACCTGTTGCTCCAAAATAACATTTTTACGTTTCAGATTATCAAATTTGACGTGCACGTTAGCAACATCATTTTCTAAATCTCTAATTCTTTCACTTTTATTTTTACCGAATAATGCCATTATAGTTCTCTCAATTTATGAATCGTTAACCAAAACCAACTTCCAATCAAAATACCGCTCACCACAGCAATTAAAATAATCATAACATTGACTCCAATTCTTTAATCATTCTTGGGATATATGCTTTTTCCACTTTAATATTATCACCATCATCTAACCCGTATAAAGTACAAAAACCTTCTTCTTTCTTAGTAATAGCGTATTTTGAATCCCACTCACCGTTACAAGTTCTATGGATAATAGTATTATTTGAATCACGTTGTAATACGTTATATTTTTTTGTAGATACTACATCAGAAAGCAAAAGTTTATCGCCGATATGTACCTTTAACATTGAAATAAACAAACTCAAATGTTTTGAATTTAACATAATCATACCGTTCTTTTTGATTATGTTTATGTATTTTCCGTTACAAGAATTTGTATAAGAAAATGGGTACAACGGATTATCTTCTCGTGATGTTTGTTTTTCTATGATATTAATCTTAGTGTCTCTACACAGACTTGTAATAATACAATAAGCAGATTTTCTAAGATTAGACTCATTACAATCATTTAATTTTAAATCTACCTCAAACTCATTCTGTTCTAACAAGTCTGACAAAAAAATAGCAAGACTAGATTTACCCGCGCCGGCTGCGCCTGAGATTTCAATGTTTAACTCTTTCATTATAATATCCTAATCGCAACTTGAAGAAGAACTGCTAGAATCACTTGAGTATGACGAACTGCTATCACAAGAACTAGAATAAGATGAAGCGCTACTATATGAACTAGAAGAACTATCGTCATATATAGCAGTGATTGCAGATACCGCTGAAGGAAAATAATCGTCTTCAGATGAAATTGTAACCGGACGATTTTTTGGTCGTCTATAAGTAGATACAGGTTCTTCTGGTTTAGGGTTTCCCTCTAACAAATCAATTTTATCTTGTAACATTTTAATCGTACGGTTTTGTTCTGTAATTAGAATACGCAATTCTTCAATTTTATCTTTATCTCTATTAAACCATCCCATAATAATTCTCCTTATTTAATGTGGTCAAGCACATCAGCTTCATCACGGTCTATTCTTACTTCAAGGTATCTTGGTAGGAATAGTGAATATGTATCAGAACCTTTAGATTTAATTTTGGTGTTATACTTAACCTCGATAATTTTACCTAAAAAGTCACCATTTTTTCTATCGTCATCGTTTAAGCCTGAACCTACTGATACCTTTACTTTACCGTCTTCAGACTCACATAACAACGCACCAATTTGACCTTCGTATTTAGAACCGATAGCGCCGCCTTGAATAGCGACTACTCGTAATGAAGTAGTTTCTTCACCTTTAAATTTAATTTGAGAAGCAGAACGTTTTGGTTCCCAGATAGCGTTCATAGCTTTAAGGATAATTCCCTCAAAACCTTGCGCGTAATAATCTTCATAAATTGCTCTGGCTTCATCTAAAGAGTTAACGATAAAACTAGGAACAAGCGATAGTTTACCGGTTAACCCTAAAGTAGATAAATAGTCAAATCTTTCAATATAAGGAGTAGACTGTTTTTGGTCAACCCAGCTATCGTAGTTAATAATATCCCAAACGGTCATAGTAATTTTAGCCGCTTCAGCTTCAGAGATAGTGCCTTTGTTAGCTTTATTCAAAATGCCGTTACCAGTTTGACGGTCAAGCTCTACGCCATTTTCTGATACCAATAACTCACCATCAAATACCACATCAGCGCCTTTAGCCGCGTCAATAAATTCTTTTTCAAGGTTGCCTAATAGGTCAAAGGTTTTACCGTTTCTTGAATAGAAAGTAACAGTATCACCTTTAACCACAACATTACAACGCAAGCCGTCAAGCTTTTTTTGAGCGATAGCTGGATAAACCATTTTAGCCAGCACTTTATCGTTCATAGGAGTACATAACATAGTGTCAAAAGTTGGAATCAAATCTTTCCAAATTTTATTCACGGTAGGAGTAGAAACGCCGCAATCTAAATCTTTTTTAATGATTAACTGGATTACCTTAGCGTCATCAGCAGATACGTCAGAAAGGATATTAGATAAAAATTCGATAGCTTTGTTGCCGGTAACTTTACGGTCAGCCAAATCATTCATACGTTCTAAGGCTTCAATCAATTCAACGTTTTTACCATTAGTAACATACGCAGGGATTTTGCGTTGGTAATACTGGATATGTGACGCTAACGTACGAATCAAAACAGATTTCAACAATGAATTATCAACATGCTTTTTAAGGATAGCTTCTTTTTCAAGTCTAGAATTAGTAGATTTTAATTCTTCAACGATAGATATAACAGACATTTCAAACTCCAATTTAATTACGGTTTAACTTCATTAAGATCTATTATACTCTGTTTTTATGAAAAGTAAAGCTTTTTTTAAATTATTTTTGATAATTGTATCACAGTTTCAGCATTATTTTTAAACAGAATACCAGTACCGCCGGCGTCTTTCCAAGCTGTAATGTTTCTAGGTAAATCGTCAATCAAAACGTCTGTAGGAGATTTGATGTATTTTGCCTTTTTAGCGCCACCAATTACTGTATTCACTTTGATATCTTTATCTAGGTATTTCTTAACCCAAGCAATTTTGTCGGCTTTAGCGGTAACCAATTTTCCACTGGGTATAGGTAAGCTTGTTAAGATTTCTAAATTAATTGTACCATCATCATGTAATCGTTTAAGATGTGAGAACAAAGTTTTGTAATTAGGTAATGGGTCAAGATTTAAAAACAAATGATCAACTTCTGCTAGTTTTGCCCATGCTTTAAAAGCGCCTAACTCAGCAAAAAATTGTTTTGTTGGCTGATTAAATAAAGCATCAACCCCACCGTCAAAATTAGCCATAACCCCATCTAAATCTAAATAGACATTTATCATTTATTTCCCTCCATTATATTTTTGATAACACATGATACAGACTCACCGGCTTTAAAGTTATCCCAGAATTTCAAAAATGAGAAAATCGAATTTGACTCAGGATTTTTCAAATAGGCTTCATGCGTTGTAATTGCCTGCTGAATTTCACTTAACTTTTTCTCAGCTTGGTATAGCCTTGGGTTGATACTATCTTTAATCAAATTAGCAAACATTCTTGACGTATCATTTCCTTTTTCAAAGTGGTGTTGGAAACACCACTCAGCGAAAAATTTACAACCGTCTTTGCTTTTATTTATGCTATAACTGGCATATATCCCGTTCAGAACAATTAACCCAACAAACCCTAGTTCCGGATCTTCTTCAATTATGTAAAAATTAGTTGCGCCATCATCAGTAATGACCGTATCGCCTAACCGGTAACTATTCAAAGTACAGGTCAACTCCTTCGTTTGAATTTCAACTTTATTAACATAAAACGAATCATAACAACCCATATTATTCCTCGTAGTATTTGTTAAATAGGAACTCTCTAAAATCAGCAGCTAACCTTTGGTGAGTTGCTAAAGAACAACACAAAAGCCATTCACGAGTGTCACCTTTTGAATCAAAGTATCCTAGAGAAGTTATAGGTTTCCCGTTGTCCATACATCTTTCAATAGAAAATGGGTTCAACAACTCAAAATCAATTTCAAAATCGGCGGTAGACAATTCAGCGGCACGCGCCTTAGTTAACTCAGCAATCTCTTTATTTTTTCTATCAATGATAGTTTCATAACTTTCAATCAACACATCTTTTTCACTTTTGAATCCGAACATAGTATTTCCTCAGTTTTTGTTTGCAATAAATTTAATCAGTTTATTCAATAAAGCTTCAGTTTCAACATCTAATTTCATAGAATAATCTTTGTACTCAAGTGTTTTGTATTTGTGGCAGCAAGCACATAAAGTTTGAATATTTGATTTAGCATTAACTTGTTCCTCAGCCCAGCCGTTTGCGAAAGCTCTTTTCTTAGGGTAAACATGGTCTGCTTCAAGTTGAGATGTTTTCAAAATAGTACTGGTACAACGAAAGCCTAATCTACCATCAACATTTTCGCAGTAGGTATTTAAATGTTGGCGGTGACCACTTTTAGCATTAGATTGTTCAAACCGGTCAGCGTAACCGGCGATTTTTGCCTTTTCATCTTGTTTATGTAGTTTTTGCGCAGCCGCACTATGAAAACCATTTGTTTTTGCTTTTTCGTTTTGTTTATGTAGTTTTAAAGCCGCCGCGCTGGGAAACCCAGCTTTAATTGCTTTTGCTTCTTCAGACTGGCGCACTTTATCCGCATGGTCTTCAAATCCTTCATAATACGCTACTTCATTTTGATAATCTTTGTAATGCGGTAAGCAGTAACTGCGTAAAATTGGTGCACCAGTCTTTTTATTTGTACCGGCAGATGTTCTTTCATTTTTACAACCACGAACTAAACAAATATTGCTCATAATATACGCTCCAAATTAACAAGGGTTTAACTTCATTAAGATCTATTATACTCTGTTTTTACCAAAAGTAAAGCTTTATTTTAAATTATTTTTACGAACAACGCTGTTATCTTCAAGCAAAGAACAAAACATATAGAATTTATCAACAACATCTAACATAGCTTCAGCCGCCGGATTATTTTCTAGCATTTCATAATGCGCAAGAAGATTACGCATTCTAAGGTAAACAATAGGATCGTTTGAAATTCTTGAAATTTCAGTAAGTTTGGTGATAACATTTGACATCAGTTACCTCCACAGTCTTGACTTGAACGAATTGGCCAACCGCGACCACGTTCTTCTTTCATACGAACCATTTGATCAATTACTTCAGGGTCTTGAAGCAATTTTTCGAACTCAACTTGAGGATCGTACATTTCACCGGTTACTCTATCTTCAACTAACATATCACACTCCGAATAATTTAAGGTTTAACTTCATTACGATCTATTATACTCTCTTTTTATGAAAAGTAAAGCTTTTTTTTAAATTATTTTACCACCGGCGTTTGCCAAATCCTATAGAAATACTGAAGCATAACACAATGATATGTAACTCAAAAGGGTAAACGTCATTATCCCACCTAACGCCTACCCCAACGTGTTTTTCAATCATGAAATAAATTCTACCAGAACCAAACATCTATTTTGGTAAATAAAGAAACGGAATCAACGCCACAAATGTAACTGAAAATGACAAAAGTAAAATATTATCCATTAATCTGTTTCTCCGCATCTTTCCAGTTAGATTCAGCATCAGTAGAACCGTTGAGCCAAAGGTAATAAGCCGCTTCTTCTACCTGTTTGTTTTTATCCTCAACATAATTCATATACACCTCTGCCGCTTCCTCAGATGAATTCACTGACTTAAATAGATTCCTAAATTTTGTTAGCATATTTTCTCCAATAATCAATCAAATTATACCGTTTACGCATTTTGTTAATTTTAGGCATATGTAGCATATTAACTACAAGCCTATCGGCAGCTTCGCTAGAAATCTGCTCGTATCTTGTTTCCCTATATCTAGTGATAAACCCTAACGCATTATATCGCGTATTCATAAATCGAGACTTGCGTCGCGAGTAAAACAATTTTAGATTTCGTTTTCGTAAATCTTGTAATATCATAGTTAAGCCTTAACGAATTGTTTGAAGTTATCAACTAAACCTTGTTGGAAGTTTTCATCGAGTTCAGACTTTTCTGGTGAAAGGTATTCTGGAATTACAGGGTATTGCTTAAACGCCCACCATTCGCTACCGTCATATTCGTCACGTTCTAACCATGTGCCATCATCAAACCAAATCGTACCATATAGTTCTTGTGTACCGTAACCATCATCATAATCAAAATTTAACGCAGTTAAAAACGCGGTAAATTCTTCTTCAGAATACCCTACCGGTAATCTAATCTCAATTTCAAAATATTGTTTTTTAACAAAATCATAAATTTCACGGGTAATATCGGCACATTCTAGTTTAGCTGGTATTGATACTAATTGTTCTTGAAGTTCATTTCTAGCGTTAATCATAATTCATCCTCTTGTTTAGTAAGTTTTAACCAAAAATTGTGTACATAAATTGAACTGGCAATACCAAAAGAACCACCCATAACATAAGCAATAGACTCATATAAGCCGGCGTTTGGTGTATTTTTGTATAAAAATATTTGAAGCGACCCAACCATTAATGACGTAACAAAGGAAGGAATAACTTCTTTATTTTTCACTAGTTGACTTTGAAAGCCTAATAGCATAATAATAAGAAAACTAGAACCAAATAATAATAACATTTATTTTAACCTCATAACCTCAATTCACGCCCGACTAAGCTATTATACTCGTCTAGGAGTAAAAAGTAAAGTTTTATTTTCAGGCATAAAAAACCCAGCACAGCGGCTGGGTCGTTTACATCTACTCGTAGTCAAGCATAGCTTTGACGTAATTTAATTGTCTGTTATACCAAAACTCAACAGAACCTCCAAATCTAGCAACGATATTATCGGCAATAAAGGTTATAGGGTAAATTCCATCTATAATGTTCGTAAGGTAATCGTCAGAAATATTGAGCGCTTCAGCTAACTGCAATCTGTTTAAGTTATTTTCATCAGCAAGGTCGAGTAGGGTATCGACTGGCGGTGACGGTTGGAAGTTGCTCATTTTACTCTCCGAATTGATTAAGGTTTCATTACACTCTATTATACCTATTTTTTATCAAAAGTAAAGCATTATTTTTGCCATTTCAATAAAACTTTATGAAGGTCATTCAGCTCATTCGATATAGCTTTAATCTCTGACTCTAGGTTAACTTTATTTGTTTGTAAAGCCTTTTCCCAGTTTGGATCATCTTTTCCTATGGCGATAACGTCACGACTTCCTGTTTTACGAATATTAAGACTGATAGCATTAGGAAGTTGTTTTAGGCGTAATTCTAAATTTGCCTTTTCTTTTTCGGTAGCTTCAATTCTAGCATTCAAACCATCAAGAGACACTTCTAAATTTTTAAAATTTACGCCGGCGCAAGACTGAGTTTGGTATCCGGTTCCAGGTCTAGTGAACCCGTGGTGAGACATAAGTCCAGTTTTGTCGACAGAGATATCGCGCAAACACCAACCACAAGTTCCTCTAACTTGATTAGGGTTAACCGGTTTAACATTTAAAGATGGTGCTCTACCTTTAGTGACGTTTGATTTTAACTGGTCAATTATACCTTTGAACGGAGCATACTCAGACGCAATTTGGATTGCTACTGCTATCAATTTAGATTTACCGGCTAACTTAGAATATTTCTTAATGATACCGTCCATATTCACAAATCCTTTATTTTTATAATAAAGGTCTTCTTCTTCCGTCGCATGCGTAGCAGAATCTCTTTCTTCACGAGATTGATCTAGGTAAGCTTTGACGTAATGTTTTTCCCAAGTAGATTCACAAGCAGTATTCAAGATTGATTTTACACCGTCTAAATCAGCCTTACGAACACTGCCTTCTTCCATAGCAGTTCTTAGCGTCAATAAAGCAGAATCAAACTTATCTTTATTTCTTAGGCTTAATGAGTCTAGAGTTAGGGTAAAGTTAGACGGAATTTGTTTAGGAGTAATTTGAACAGATTCTGCTCTAAATTCGCGAAACGTTTTCATTTTGGTTTGTCCTTTGTTAAATTTATAATTCTATTATACCTATTTTTTACCAAAAGTAAAGCATTATTTTAAATAATTTATATGAAAAAGCCAGCGGATTAGGCTGGCTTCATATCAAATAGCATAACGTTAGAGTCTGTTCCAACATACCCTGTTAGCTTTTCTTTTGGTGACAATTTAAGGTAATAGTCCCAACGATTCATTTCAACGTTATAGTCCGCACTGTCAAAATACAAAACAATTGGGTATTTTACATCCTTGCCTGTGTATATAACCTTATCGCCCTTTTTGAATCTACTTAACTGCGATTGGAGTTTCGTCATCATTAACCCTTTTCTCAATTTCTGTTTTATTGGCTTTTTTACGTTTAGCGCCTATTGGGAGTTCTGTATTCGTAACGCCGGCGGTTGTATTAGCGGCAACTCCAGCAGCTACAACATCTTCTAATACTGCTTTTTTAAATTCAGCAAAACTCATTTTAATATTCCTTGTAAATAGAATATTTATAGGTCAAATTTATCGAAAAGAATTTTCATTTGAGCGTCAGATAAATCCAAGCGCTTCAGGAGGTCTAGGATACCTGATTCGTAATAACCTACTAAAAAGGGATAACATACGTCCCCATCGCCTGCTAACGCCCTTTTAGATCGTTCCTTAGCTGAATTCGTAAACTTTGCGAACATATTATCAATCATAATATCTTTGTTATCCGCTTGCATCATTTTATCAAACTCCTCAAAACTGTTAGTTGGGTATAGGCTAACCCGTGGCGATTCAACGGCTGTTTTCATTTTCTCTAAATCAAAATTAAATTCGTTTTTCATTTTCAATCTCCTCGATTACTGGTAATGGAATATCTGGACAATAGAAAATACCGGCGTTAACCCATTCAGCACAACCAGATATTTCTCCTGGACTTGGTTCTGTTTTGTACTTACATTCTGTACAGTATGCACCATAATGTTCAATAAAGAACATAGTTATGTACAACCTAAACCCAAGTTTACAACATTTTGGGCACACCTTAGAAGGTAGCGCCGGATTTCTATCTCTCATCACATTTTTAAGGTAATAAAAAACTCAATAAATCTGGACTGTTAATAACATATTTAGCAACCCAAAACATTTCTATAATTAAACTTAATAAAAATACTAAAGTAGATATAAATTTCAACAAAGTATATGATTCAGTAATCAAACACAAATTAAACCAAACCGCGCTACAAACAAACCAAATAATTATGCTAACCATTTTTAATTTTTTCCTGTTTAAGTTTTTTTACAAATTTTTTCGATTCTAAAGCGTCTAATCTAATTTCTTTTACCAAAGAATCGATCCATAATAAATGACGTTGCTTTTTAGAAATTAACTTGTGCTTAGTCAAAACCTTTAACGCATTAATTTCTTCAGTAGATAATGGTTTGTGATTCAATAGTTCCAACTCAAATAAAAATTGAGTGTTTTTTTCTAAATCAAATGCTTTACCGTTAAATTCAAACCAACAACGTTTAGAAACAGTTTCATAAAAATATCCGTCTCTGTTTAATATAGGCGCGATTTCAGGTAATTCGTCGCTATCATGTAGTTCCATCCAATATTCAATTGGTAATACCTTTAATGTCATTTCACACACTCCAAATAATTCATTACTTCATTAAGATCTATTATACTTGATTATTTGTAAAAGTAAAGCTTTATTTTAAAATATTTTTGACGTGAAAAAGCCGGCAACGCGCCGGCTAAAATCATTCCCAATGAGTAGAAACCCATTCATTTAAATGGGCAGTAAACTTAGATAAAAACAAATTGATTCTTTTAAGCTTTTCCTCCTTAGGTATCCTAAAGGAATTTGGAGTAAAAATCAATTTCAGCGGCAAGATTATGACCGCGCAACCGAACCCGAAAAATAAAAGTATTGTGTAGAACCAGAATATGCTGAAATTTTTAATTGGTCTCATCGTCTATCCATCTATAATTTATATCCCAGTGAAAACATATTGGTTGAACTGCTTTTCTCCATTGACCATCATATGGATCGTACTGCTCAAATTCTGCCCAAGGATCTTCACGGCGACCAGCAACTTCACCGTACTTAACGATTAATTTGGCATGAGGATGAGGTTTAACTGGACGAGGAATAGATTCTGCTGTCTCTGTTTTAATACAATTATATGTTTTATCTATCCAATGAATTATTACCCTTGCTTCTATAGCATTTATTGGAGCAGTATCCCAATCTGGTTCAAATTTAACCTGTTGCATCTCATTCCAAATAGTTAACTCTACTAGGAAATCTCGCTTACTTGTAGATAAACTGAATAAATTTACAATTTCAGATATTTGCTCATTTGTTAAAAGACTCATCTCCAATCTCCAATCCAACGATAATCAAAGGCTTCAACAAACGCAATATTGTTGTTGAAATTTATCCATATACCATCTTTGCTTAGTATCTGAAACTCAACCCAAGGGTCGTTACGGTAAGCCGCTACTTCGGCATATTTTTTCAACATATCAGCATGTTTGTGTGGTGTAAATCTATTTGTCATTAGCTTTCCCCTTTTCAAACCACATTAAAATTCCAACCACTAAGCATATTGGTAGAACAATCTCGCTAATCAATCTGACGATAAAAATTCCGATACCGCCTAAAACAAACGGCAGGCTGGCGATAAAACCTAAAACGCAACAAGCCGCTAAACCCTTATTAGATTTTACCCATTCAATCATTGTTTTTTCTCGTAAATATGGTAGCAGTAAACAAGGTCAATTTCCGGTTCATCATAAATGTATTCTGTAGTAGGCGTTTGGGTTCCGATATAATCGCCCCATTTATGCCATCTCCAGCCATAATCTCGTGGTTGATCATGTTTAGTAATTTCAGTCAATAGCACTAAAAATTCACGGTCAGGAGATAGTAATTCTGGAATAACATCAATCAGATTCTCAATTCCATCGCATACGCCGTAATACCACGCAGCATCATTTGGTCTAAAATCTGGGTCGTTAATATACAAATTTGAATTATGGCACTTATGCAACTGGAAACTGTATTGACTAATATAAACTCCTTCTTGAAGTTCATCTTCTGTAATCATTGGGTTGCTTTTTAACATAATAAATTCCTCAATTATTCTTCGTCTTCGTCATCATACTGATCGTATTGATCAAAATAATCATCATCATCATCTTCGTCTTCATAAACAGTATCGTCAGAAAAATCGAATAGATTTTCGGTGTTAACGGTATAGTCTTTAACAGAAGCAATATACACTATTACAGAGTCAACAATTTTTTCTAATTCAACTTCTAGGTTAACATAACCGTATCCGCCTGAAACGCTACTTTCATAAACCGCGTCAAGTTCTTTACCAATACCTAAGCCTATTTTGCCGTTGTATTTGGTTAAGAAATTAACCGCGCCTGAAGTATTATTACACATACCGTTGTTGTAGTAGTCATAATACAATCTGGTAACAGAACGGAGCAACTCACCTTCTAAGGTTTCAGCTGGACCAGAATCTGGAACCAACGCATTAATACGATTCAACTCAGCTTGGTGTTTGCCTTTTTCTGCCCAGTAAATATCAGCGCCGGCTTTTTCTTGAAATAAGGTAGAATTTGACATAATATACACTCCGAATAATTTAATTAAGGTTTAACTTCATTAAGATCTATTATACTCTCTTTTTCGCAAAAGTAAAGCTTTATTTTAAAATATTTGTTCAGTTTTATATATCGATACATCAAAAGAGTCAAGATAAGTTATAAAGGTATCCCCTAAATCGTCACAAATTATCAAACTCCATTCACCGTCAGCATCAACATGTTCGTCAATATAGCCTACATCAATGCTATGTCCGTTATGTCGAATAACAATAGAATGGTACAATATAGGAGTGCATCTATATCGTCTACCATTAGTTTCATCATCCATCGGGTAGGCGTTTAGATAAGGCTTTAGTTCTTCAAATTGTAGTGTTTTCATAATATAGTGTATCCAAAATTGTTTTTGTCTAAAACGTCAAGTTGCTCATAAGTCAATTTAGCATAGCAGGTTAACGAGCCGGCGCTTTCTACTTCAAACTCAAACAAGGCTAATATTTTAAATACATCCTCACGATTCAGCATAACATAAGCGCGTTCAGTCATTTTTGTTATCCCATATAATATTTTAAAATTTTATCGTCAATCTCATCATCAGTAATACCACAAAAAATAATAGTGTCTATATATTCTTCTGAGCAACAAGCAGAATATTTTGCCATTAACCTTGCTTTCTTAGCGGTATGCCCCTTGTATGACTGTTCCCAGGCAAGTTCTAGGTTTTCCTTTGCTAATTCACAATGGTGTAAAAACCCAACTGTACCATTTTCACCAGCATTCTTTAATGCCAATTTAACTGAACGCAATGCTTCATGAACGTCATTTATAGCGTTGGTTGGTGTGACCGTCATAACTCAACCTCATCAATAATTTCCTCAAAAGAATTAAAAAAATCATCTTTAGTTGTAACAAACATTTGACGAAGTTTATTTGCATTAAAATAAGCGATACCTTCAACCCAGTCATCGCCAATTTTTACAAGACACGCGGTTTCAAGTAAGTAAACATCACCATTTTTGTTCTTGTATTGAAGGCTCATAACTTAACTTCTCCGCTGTTAAGCATAAGACACGCCCGTTCTACTGATTGTTGCGTAGTAAAGTAAGGCGCTATTTTTTGTAAAAATCCGTCAAATGCCCAGTCCCACCTTTCAGTAGAGTTATCAAAATACACATAATATTTTTTGCTATTTTTATCTTCCCAATTCATTTGACCACTACACAACTCATCCCTTAGAGCCAGTAACCGATTAAACCTACGCATCTCAACTGCTGCGCGTTCGGCTTGTTCTTTAGTTTGGCGTTCTAATCCAGCAAGTTTTGTTGCTTCGGTGCTCATTTTCCAATATTCAACTTCATCATCACATTGGTTAATAAACCACTCCCCACCTTTAGGTTCCCAATACGAAACAGCATTTAATTCTGATTCAATATCTTCTAACTGCGCCAATAATAGCGCCTTTTTGAGTCTCAATTCTTCTTTATTCATAATAATACCCTTAAAACGAAACAGAAAGCATATTCATAGTAACTGAGTGGCGTTTTACCTTTCTGAACAAATACGAATTAGCAATAATATAGTCAATGCTAATGTCTGAATCAGAATAATCAATAATGGTCAAAGTCTGCCCATTTTCAGAATCAATCAAGGTAGCTTTAGAACCATTCAACTGGAAAAAATACATTTTCTTTTTCATTTTACTCTCCAAATAATTTAAGGTTTAACTTCATTACAATCTATTATACTATTAAATTTGTAAAAGTAAAGCTTTATTTTATTCTTCGATTTCTTCGTTTACCGCTAGGATACTGATGCCGTCGCCGTGTTTGAAGATAGCACGTCTTACAGCATCTTCTTCATTTTCTGCTAAAATGTTATCGTACCCAACAACGATATCCTTAGCGAAAAAATAATCATATTTTTCAAATTTGACTTCAAAGTTTTTTAATGCGTTCCAATTAACAGCCATGATACAACTCCAATTATTTTAAATTCACTGAACTAATTTCAAACGCCTTTTTGTCGAGTAAACAGCGTTTGCAAGTGACATTATCCCAGTTTTGGACTTTGGTGATGGTTTGATTATAATTAGCCACGCCGCAAACGGTCACCACGTTTTTACCCTTTTTATCGTCCCAAAAGAACGCCGCCTTATGTATTGACATTTCATTACTCTCCATTAACAGTTCTAAAAATATACTCAGCAATTTTTTCTTCAATCAATTTATGTGCATCAAACAAAATGTATTGGAGTTCTTCAACCAACTTATCTTGATCAGGATTTAGCATTTTTGATTCAGGTAAAGAATCAGCGCAAACTAACACGGTTGAACTCATTCGTTCCAATTTTTCGATTAGGTCATTTCTTTTCATTTAAGCGCCAACTAATTTAGTCAATTTATCTACGGTATAATACGAGCAACCACCAAATGATATTCCATAAGAATACCAAACCGATAATTCGCCGTCAATAATAGATTCGATTTTATTTTGTTTGGTTGATATTACTTTACCGACAATTGGGTTTGAACCGCCAAAATCATACGATACAGTTAAACCAACAACAGAACCAACATCTTTTTTCATCATTCCTAATACGCTAACCATTTTCAACGCTCCAAATTAACCAAGGTTTGACATAAATTCAATTACACTTTCAACTTCGCTAGTTGACAGTCCTTCTTCCAAAGCGATATCACGAACCGACATACCGCTAACAACGTACATACTATAGATTGATTCATATAATTCTTTCATTTTAACACTCCAATTTAATTAAGGGATAACTTGATTACTTCATTAAGATCTATTATACTCTCTTTTTTTCAAAAGTAAAGCTTTTTTTAATTATTTTTAAAATAAATTTATAGCTGGGTATTGCACCAGATATGTTTTATTTTCCATTTTTCAATAATAGGCTTACCGCATTCGTCTTCACCGATGCAGATATAGGCAACAGTTTTTTTCACGTTGGCGAATCTAACAGAACCATCACAAATTGCTATTTCATACTTGAAGCCGTTTTCGATTCCCCAAGCGCCTTGTCCTTCCGCTTTGCCTTCGCTAACTCTGTATTCAAAATTAGCAAAGCCGTTATTGAACATACCACCGTTTTCAACAGTACCTTTAAAATAAGACATTTCACTCTCCAGATAATTCATTAAGGTTTAACTTCATTAAGATCTATTATACTAGGAATTTTGTAAAAGTAAAGCTTTTTTTTAAATTATTTTACAAAATTCCACATAAATACACAATTAGCAGGAGTGAACTCTCCTGATGCGTACGCATTTCTTAAGGATTTCCACTCGGCGTTGGATTCTCCTCTTTGTCTTAATAGAGCATCAATGTGTAAGCTGAAAGGATGATTAGGGTCTTCATAATAAGCGATCACTTCAGCAATCAAATCTTCGTTGGTCATTTTATTGTGCTTCTTTTTTCATAATGTTATAAACAATTTTAGCAGTTCTAACTGAATCAGCAAACGAACGTCTACCACGAGTATCGCTGTAGCACCAGATTTTAAATTCTTCTTTGTTCCAACCATAACATTTAACCTTATCCTTTTCAAGAGCCAGCGCCGCTTTTTCAATCAATTCATTTATAGCCATAATACACATTCCAATACGTTATAGGTTAACTTCATTAAGATCTATTATACTCGCTTTTTTCCAAAAGTAAAGCTTTATTTTTAATTATTTTAAAATAAATTTTTGGTGTGAAAAAGCCGGCTTCGTGCCGGCTTTGTTAGGTTATTTGGGTTGACTATCCAAGAAGTCAGAATACCTTGATATGGTATGGTCTTCGTCCTCTTTAATCATTTTATTGAAGATTCCAGTGATATAATCAAATTCTTCCTCATGCCCTGAATCTTTTGCTAGAGACTTTGCTTTGTCCCAATATTTCTCTAACTTTGCGATTGGAATATTTTTATCTTTCGATATTTTCGACATATATGCTGTTGGCATGTTATCCTATGAATTTAGTCAAATCAGGTTTGAAATATGATTCTGGCTTCATTATTTTGCCAGCTGCGTTTTTAATAGCCTTGCCCGTTTCTGGGTCAAGTTTGCTAAGGTTTGATGCGGCAACTTCTTTCCAAGCTCCGTCAAAATCATACCCCGCCGCGATGCAATATCCAATAATAACCCATACAGTATCAACCAAACCATCTAATGTTTCAATCGGGTCATTATTATTAACACCATCAATGAATTCCGAGTATTCTTCAGCGATTAAATCTTTATATAGATTAACCAATTCTGGACTCGGAATTTGCTCCCCGCCGTCCATAAAAGTTTTCACATCTTCAAATAGGTTTGGGTGAATATCACATCTGCAAGCCATTAGTTTTTTCCTTCAATTTTGTATACAAGTTTTGCCGCTATATAGCCGCCCGTAAATGGCGAATAATACACGACACATTTATTCATTCTAAATGGACCAAAATAGCCGTCTACTTTCGTATAACCGTCTACCATAGCATTTTCACTCTTTAACACTCTTTCGTAGTGTAATCGCATTCTAACTCTCGTTGGTGTTTATACACAAAATCATTTTCTTGTAAATAATTTACCATCACTTCTTCCATGTCAAAATTTGTTCGCACAGTTAATACTTGGGAATACACACTGTTCGA